ATAGCAACATTTAACGCTATATATCTAAATCTAAATCTAAATTCGTATGAACCATTGCTAATATATCTAAGTATAATACAAGAAAATATCTATATTTAAATGAAGTCCCATACAAATCAAAATAAGCAACCACACGACAAACACAAACACAAACACACACCACCTACCATAACGCAAAGCATAAAAACAAACAGTTTATTTTGGATATCTGTCATAATATCGATATTAGTAATATCGTATTGTAGCACTGGACACAGCGTATCTTCTTATATATCCGGCATCTTCACTTTTATTTTCATTACATTTTGGGGATACTTGATGCATTACATATCGCACAGTTTTAACTTTACAAAAGCATATGAAAATTCCACCAACTACCTATTACAACGATTCCATAAAATCCCCGTTTTAAATCAAATCATAAAAACAATATTAGAAACCACAATAGATTTCCATGCGATCACACATCATGATACATCGATAAACCGAACGCCAACCAATGTTATAATAGAAGCCGTGCAAAATTTCCTAACACAAGGAGGGTTATTTGTATTTTTCAACAATTATGCTTCTCCTGAATTTACCTTATTTAAACCTCCCACCCCCGACCCATCTCTATCTCCATCTTCTCAACCATTTAAAATAAATCTAAACAATCATGTTTTAAAATTATGGGCATTATTTTATGCAACAATACATAATATTAATTATCGATTTACTGCTCCAATTGAACATGAAAATCATCATATAGACCCACAAACCAATTATGGTATCGATGTAGTAGACATCATTTTAAACAGCAAATACAATACAAAGCATAAACCAACGCAGCACATCACAATAGAAGATCATAATCATGGAACCTTAAACATTATAATCATCACAATCATGCTAATATGGGAATATCTTACATAACACAACACAACACAACACAACACAACACAAGTCTTCGCCCCCCCAAAAATAACAATACATTTAAATAAAATTTAAACACATTACTTGAAAAATATATTATATTAAGTTAAACTTATTAATTTATATGAAAGACGTTATTTCATCGATGTGTGTTGGCATCGGACAATTAATAGTAGGGCATCCATTTGATACTATAAAAGTGCATATTCAAAATAAAAAACCGTTGCCATATGTATCCCTAACTAATTACTATAAAGGGTGGAAATTTCCATTACTACACGGGTTGTTTTATAACATCACTTGTTTTACAATACATGAAAGAAACTATAAATACACAAATAGTCATTTTATATCTGGTATGTTAGGAGGATTATGTGTTTCCCCACTTACTTATATATCCGATACTTTTAAAATCAAATATCAAACAAGCAAACCAAAAATATCATCGTTACCCACCCGCGACAACTTCAGCTCCCACTCCCATTCCCATTCCCATTCCTTAAAGCCGATAATAAAGCAAGCGTATTCGCAAATTAAAACAAGAAACGGCTTGTATTCTTTAACATGTCGAGAAACCTTAGCGTCTGGAATATATTTTAGTACCTTTCATACATTAAAAAATCATATAGATAGTTCGTTAATATGTGGAGGATTAACAGGAATTGCGTCATGGACAATCACCTATCCAATCGATGTAATAATGTCGCGCCAAATCGCACAAAACATATCAATCACCGCTGCTTTACAACAAAAAAATTTATGGAAAGGGTATAAAGTATGTATACAAAGGGCAGTTATCGTAAACGCCATCAATTTCAAAATATACGACACATTGATGAATGGCGACTATTTATCTTTTTTAGATGAAAATTAATCACACACCTTCCCACGCACTCACATCCACACCCGCTTACAAACTTCCATAAGTATTAGACGAAGACACACTTCTTATTAAACTAGTGTCTTGTCCACCAAATATGCAACGACATGCGAAAGGAATAGCAACAAAAACACACAAGGTCAAACTAAGCAAAATTCCGGTTACTACAATTTCCATATATAAAATATAAAATAATATTATTCAAGAAAATAATATTATTCAAGAAAATAATATTATTCAAGAAAATAATATTATTCAAATCAAATAAAATAACACCTTATATTAATATGAGTTGTTCAACACCAAGTGGAGGTTTAAGAAAACAAATAATATCCCAACTATGTGTTTTAAATATAAATAATACAGCACAACCCTTAATCAAATTTTTCGCTAAAAAAAATGAAATAAGTGATACAAAAACAATCAATCACGCCAATGAAATCGTAAAAAAAATAGAAGACAACGCAAATTTAACACAAGGACAAACTGTATTAAGTAATATAACCAAGCGATCTTCCAAAATAATCAATCATTTGGATGATAACAAAGTAAGATCTGTATTTAGTGATATATCTGTAATCAATAATGGTATCATGAAAAAAGTAAACGAACAGGAAAAGGAAGAATTAATAAGAAAAATATCCGCATTAACCGTAGGAATGAGTCGTGCTGGTATAAAAGAAATAATGGATGAAGTCGACAAGCGAAACGAACAAGAAATCGACCCCGTTGAATTAGCAAAAATAAAAAAAATCATATCAAACATGTTTGATTACAAAGGCTCACCCATGCCAAATCAAACCCCTCCCGCCACCAACGCACTCACCGACGCAGCCACTGCCGCCGCAACAGCCGCCACCGAAGCAGCGGGTCAATTAGCACAAGGTGCAAAAGACAGTATTGCCAAGCGATTGGGTCCGATCGACACAAATGAAATGAAAAAAAAGATAATAGAAAAGGTGACAACAACTGATTTAAGGGGTGGGTCAAAACGCACACGCACACGCACACGCACTCGCAAACGCACCAAAACCCACCGCCACAGCAACCCCCACAGCAACCGCCACAGCAACCGCCACAGCAACCGCCACCGCCACAGCCAATAATCTACGCTTCAATGTGTAATATCAGTTCAGACACACTTTTCTCATAAACATCCAATGAAACCTGAACCATCTTTATAGCATTTTTAATAATCGATATGGAATGTTTTAATATACTAGATATAGTATGTTTAATCCAATTAAATACATCGGTTTTAATTTGCTCTATAAAATCCTTTTTTAAACTAAAACAGCAATTTTCATTATCACAATTATTATGATATTTTAAATAAAATATATATCCTAATAAACATACCAATGCTACAATGGTTAAAGTAAGAATAAACGCATAACAAACAAAAGAAGAAAGCATCGCAATCCCCGTCCCTCCACCCACCATGCATCTCATGCCATCCGCACATCTCATCTCCATTCTACCTCCACCACCCATTCCACATCCACCACCCATTAACCCACACATCTCTCCCATTCCTATTTTAATTTTAGGATTAAACATCGGATTCATCCCCTTAATGTCTCTATCTCTATCTCTTTCCTGGTTTAAATGTTTCTCTAAATCACGACTCAATTGTTGAAAAACATCTTTAAAATCAATACCACCAAATAACTTCGCCGCAAAATCACTATTTTCCATACAACCCCCTGCATCAGTTTGAATAAATGCTTCTTTTGTAGATCTAGGCCTGTCCATAATAATTAATTTATATTATAATTATAATTTAATATTCATAAACAACCTTAAATTATAATAACAAAACAACAACACAATAACAACAACCAACCTAACAAATAACTCCATTATCTTTTATATATTTTTCAAAATCCACAAATATGGCAGGAACATCTTCTTTGTCTTCATCTCCCCCAACTCCGCCTCCGCATCCGTTATCTTCCGAATAGTTCATTTTATTTACACTATTACAATCGCTGCAGTCCTCATTACAACAAACATCCACATCATGTGCTACATTTGCAGTTGCAGTTGCAGAATTTTCTTTTTCAACCATATCACCCACCCAATTTAATAAACAATCAATATCGACATAATTATTATGTTGATGCAAAACCAAATCATATTCCGCATCACTGACATCATCTAAATTCACTTCCGGCGACGAATCAATTTTCGCTAGATGGTGATGATAATTACTATATGTGTTTTTCAACCGCTCAACTTGCAATTCTCTGGAAACATTTAACCGCACTGTTTTCCATCCATTCATTTTCAACGCCTTCATTTCATTTTTAAACCGCAAATCATCAATCAATGCGAATTGAACACCATTTGTATCCTTCAATACATGATTAATCCACACATTAGGATCAATCTCCCTCATTCGTTGTCCAAAGTCTACATATAACCGCCTATTTTTATACATTTGAACAATCGTATGTTCCCCTCCTTCTTTTATTTTAAAATCATGAAAAAACAAATCGTGCGCTGTTTTTTTCAACTTATCCGCAAAACTAAATGTTTTAAACTGCGGGTATTTTTCCGCAATCATCTTGGAACAAAAACTTTTACCGCTACACATTTTACCTGAAATCGCTATTTTAATTACCATTGCTTTAATAAATCACTATATTTAATAAACGATATATAATTATATGTTATCATAATAAATATTTAAATACATTTAAAAGAATATTTAAACATTTCTCTCCCAAATATAATAAGCAATCAATCAATTAATCAATCAATCGATCAATCAATCAATCAATCAATCAATTAAATGTCATCTATTACCTCTAAAGCATTTTTTTCAACCTCTGCTTTCACAACAACCTCTTTACAGTTGCGTGACTTAGCAAACAAAGCGTTAAAATCAAACCAACTACTTAAAAACAACAATGTTGAAACCTTTTTAATCAACATCAATGATTTGGTCCGCGCGGAAATACAAATCCCAGATGAACAGCGAATTGTATTACCAGAAACCGTTAACCAAATCGAAGAATATCAAGAAACACATTTCAAAAAACACAAACACTTCAACTTTCTAGGCACATTAAATATAAACTTTTGTCAAGAACAAAACTCCTATTATTTAATGGATGGACAACACCGATACAGTGCGATAAAGCGACTTCATCGCAAACAATACCACAACGAAAAAGTAAAAATCGAATTAATAACCGTCCCTACTTTTACGGATGTTTTGCATAACTATAAATTAATCAACAAAAACACGCCTTTACCAGAATGGTCGCCCAACATCGATGAAAACATTCCAAAACAAGTATTTGCTTCTTTAATGAATGAATATCCTAATATTTGGAAAAAAAGTAAAAAACCAAAGCGACCATACATTAATTACAATGATTTTCAAGAAGCATTATCTTACTTAACGGAACAACTCAACACTTTAAAGCAAACTGCATACACCGACACAAATACATCCACGCACATCGGCACAAACGATACAACATCATCATCCTCCACACATCTCTCCCCTTTTCAACCAGTTACCGCGGCTTATTTAAAGGGATTAATTGTAAATAAAAACAGCCAGATGCAGAATTGGACAGTTGAATCATATAAAAAGATCCGGAATGGAGTCAACTGGGAGTTGTATAAAAAAGAAGCCGATAAGCACGGGTTTTATCTAGGGATGCATTTGATGACTGGACAAGAATACGGTTATGAATGGGTAAAAGAAATTATCCACCAAGAAACCGGTCATTTACTTAAAAAACAGAAAAACATGAATCCTAAAACAAAGAAAAAACGAATACCTAAACAACTGCGGTTACAGGTATGGGATACATATATTGGAGAACAATATGGAACATCATATTGTTATTGTTGTCGAAATGAAAAAATCGACAAAGGAAAACCAACCTGGGAATGCGGACATATTAAAGCAGAAGCGGAAAACGGATCCATCCATATCAATAATCTGCGTCCAATATGCAAATCCTGTAATTTATCAATGGGAACGGAACACATGACGGAATACATCAAAAAGTTCTACCCAAATAATTTGGATGCGTATCAAAGTAATAAATCTCCTGGTCCTTATACTACTACCGAACAAACAACATCGCTCCCTTCTTCAAAACCAAAAAAAGGATTTTTTAATTTGAATTTGTTTTAACACCCCCTAAAAAAAATAATTAT